TCAGCGGCGTGCCGGTGCCGGCGGTGCCGGTCGGCAGGATGTTGACATAGGCGTTGTTGGCGCTGTTGAGCGCGGTCGTCAGCAGCCCGTCGAATGCGTAGGAGGGGTTGCGCGAATTGTCCGCCGTGATCGCGGTTGCGGCCTGGGTGCCGCCGGCGAGCGGCGCCGAGAAGGCGGCCGAATTGATCGTCGTGATCGCCTGCAGCGTCTCGCTGCCGGCCGTGCCGACATACCAGGCATAGGCGACGGCGCCGCGGATCGCCGGGGTCGAGCAGAACAGCGTCTGCCCCAGGGTCACCGCCTGCGTCGCATTGCTGCTCTTGTTCGAAGCGCCGCCCGACAGCGTGTAGCTCTTGCCGTCCGCGCCGGTGATGTTCATCGTCGTGGCGACGCCGCCAGCGAGGCTCGAATTGCGGTAGCCTTCGAGCGTCAGGGCGACGACGATCACCGAATAGGTCGCGGCCGGCAGCGTCGCCCCCGAACCGGAGGCCGACAGGGTGGGCGCGGTCGGCGTACCGAGCGCGAGCGAGGCGTTCCCGCCGAGGATCGCCATCTCCTCCTTCTGCATCATCTTCTGCAGCAGGCGGAAGGTCATCCGCGCCTGGATGTCCTCGAAGCCGCGGCCGGCGCTGATCGCCTCGTAGGTCGCCGCGTCCTCCTCGCCGATCGTCACGTAGGACGCCGACTTATTCGCCGTGGTGTAGCTCATCTGCGCCGAACGCTGGCCTTCCGGAACCCAGCCCATCGCGTCGAAGCCGGAGCCGGTGATGGCGCTGACCTGGCGCCAGTTGGTCGCCGTGCCGGTGCCGCCGCCGACGCGCGGGATGACGTTGCGGATCGGCGTGTAGAAGGGATAGAGGTTCTTCGCCGGCGCCTGCAGATCGTAGGCAATCAGCCCGGTGCCGGTCGAAATCGTCTTCGCCAGCGCGTCGTCGGGCTTGGCGAGTGCACCCTTCAGCAGAGCGAGCGTGTCCTGGGTGACGTTGGTGCCGTCCATGTCATGATCCCCCTATATGGGAAAAGGTTGGGAGCCGATGCGCCGCTTATTCCGCCTGTCCGGCGGCGCGCAGCTGCGTCGCCGAGGCGAGGCCGGGCGGCAGGATCGGCCGGGTCCGCGCCGCCTTGATGAGGAGCAAGGTGCGGTCTTCCTCGCTCATTTTCGCCAGCCGGGCGACCAGCTCGTCCTCGCCGACCTCGACCCGGGAGCCGCCGGCATCCTGGCTTTTGCTGACCGCGACCAGCCCGGCCGGGATCGACACCGTGGCCGGCGGGAGCGGCTGCTGTTTGATCGCCTCGACATCCTTGGCCAGCCCGTCGAGCCGCGCGGCGAGCGGCCCCAGCGCGTCGCTCAGCTGCGCCCCGAGGGCCTTCGCCAGGTCCTCGGGCTTGGCGGCCATCGCCACGCCGTCGTCGTCCTTTCTGGCGGCGGCGCCCGCGGCATCGCATTTGCCGCCGGCCGCGACCAGGTGGTAATGCGCGCGATGCAGGTGGTCCATCGTCTCCTGGCTGTGCCGCGCCGCCGCCTTCGCCGCACCGGCCATGCAGGTCATGCCGTCGGTCAGCTTCGCGGTGCAGTCGTGCGCCAGGTCCATCAGGTGCTGATGCCCTTGGCCGCGCTTGGCGACCAGCTCGACCATCTCGTCGAGACCGAGCCCCGACGCCTTGCCGGTCGGATCGGCGCCGCCGGTCGTCGGCGCCTTGTGCTCGGGGTTGTCGGCCGTGTTGACGGTCGAATGCTCGTTGGCCCCGGCGGATTTCAGCGCCTCCTTGGCCTGGACCAGATGGCCGCGTTCGGCCGCGGTCATGCCGTCCATCCCGAGCGCCTTGTGCACGGCGGCGTGCGCCAGGTCCATCAGATGCTGATCGGCTTCGCTGCGCTTCTCCATGCTGTCGCTCCTCTCCGGCTTGGCGCCCGCCGCCATCGCCAGTTGATCCGCTTCCTCGCCGGCGGCGAGTTCGGCCGTCTCCTCGGCCACCAGGTCGCGCAGAAAGGCGCACAGCTCGGCGACGATCTCGCGCACATGGGCCGAGGCCGGGCTGTCGTCGCCCTCGACCGCGGCCTCCATCGCCAGCTGCTCGCCGAGCCAATCGAGGCGATAGACGATCTCCGCAACCGGCCCAACATCGAGCAGGTGCTTTTTCATCCGCACCATTGCTGCCTTCGCGCTTTCGGCTGCCGGCGGCCCCTCGGGATCGATCTTGTCTTTCCACGCGGCGACGATCTTGGCCTTGATGCGCTTCAGCTGCTCGTCGGTGTATTTGCCGGCGTTCTTGGGCTTGTGGATATAGTTCCACGCCGCGCGGATATGCGCCTCGGTGTCGAGCGGATAGCGCTTCTTCTGGTCGTCCTGGTAGCCGGGGTCGGCATACTCGACATCGCCGTAGGGCTTCGACCCGTCGCCCGGCGCGTCGCCGCCCTTGCCGAGGCCGAGCCGCGCAAAGAACCGCTGCAACGGCCCCAGCTCGTCGCCCGGAATCACGATATCGCCCGCCGCCGCCTCGGTCATGCTGTCGCCCCCTCGTTTCCAGCAATCGAACACCGCCTCGGGATTGGCCGGGCGGTCCACCACCGAAATCTCGGTCAGCGACAGGCCGGTGATCACCTTGCGGTCGCCGGGATCGCGGGCGGTGACCCGGCCGCCGATCGAGAAGCCCTTGTAGACGCCCTCGACGACCTTCTCCCACGCCTCGTCGTCGACGATCTTGGCCGCGAGGTAGAGCCCCTTGTCGTCGAGCTGCGCTTCCTTGGCGACGCCGACCGCGGACGGCTGGTGCATCTCGCGGATGTTGGCGAACTTCATGTAATCGTCGAGCGCGGCGGCGATCGCCTCGCGCTTGACGATCTCGCCCTGGTCGTCCTCGGCCTCGGTCGTGGCGTAGCCGTAGACCATGCGCCGTTCGGCATCGACCTTGGCGATCGGCCAATAGAACCGCATCCGATTTCCCCCTCGAACCCGGCGGTCAGGCGGCGGCGCCGGTCATGTCGACCCAGCCGGTCCCGGTCCAGAACACGACCTTGCCGAGCGTCGTGTCGAGATAGATGTCGCCGGGCCGCAGGTTGGCGATGACGCTGCCGGTGACGGTCGGGCGTTGCGCCGTGGTGCCGCCCCGCCCGAGCCGGACATAGCCGGCCGTCGCATGGTCGATCTGCTCGGCCTCGGTGTCGGGCACATCGACGATGCCGCCCACCGATGCCGAATAGGACCGGCCGGAGCTGTGGCGCAGCGCGATGGGCTTGGCGGCGTAGTAGCGCACGGTCATGTCACCCCCGTCAGGACGGCGCCGGTATGGCACCGGCAATTCGGATGCGCCGGGGTCGCGAGGTCCCCGGACGGGAACGGGTCGTTCAGCGGGATCGGCCCGGCCATGTGGTTCTCGATGCAGGCCGGGCAGGGATCGCCGTCGACCTCCCAGACTTTCAGCAGCTCGACGCCGAATTCGCCGGCGAGGCGGTAGCCGAGCAGGGCGCCGGCGCCGCGGGCAAAGGCGAGCTCGGTGCGCGCGATCGTCTCGGCGCGGGCGCGGTCGAACAGGCCGCTTTCGTCGGCCTCGATCCGCGCGGCGATCGCCGCGGCGTCGAGGCCTTCGGCCAGACCGTCCGCGATCAGCGCCCGCAATCGCCGCCGCGTGGTCTCGTCGATCTGCGTCACCAGCTCGGCGGCGCGCTCCCGCGCCCAGTCCGCCGCCCGCCGGTCGAGGTCGCGCGCCGCCGCGGCGGCCGGATCGCCGCCGACAGCGGCGAGCGCCCGGCGCGCCATAGCCGCGGCCCAATCGGGCGTGAGCACCAGCACCGCGGCACCGATGCGCCGGAGCGCCAGCAGGCCCAACACGGCCAGCCAGGCGTCGGGATCGTCGCTTTCCGGCGCCTGCTCGGGCAGCGCCGCCGCGGTGTCGCGCCGCGCCTCGGCCAGCGCGTCCTCGACGGGGCCGACCAGCCGATCGGCGCGGCGGTCCTCCTCGGCTAGTAGGTCGTCCAGCTCGGATGGGGATGCGGATGCGGCGCGGCGAAAGGGCCGCGGCTGCGTTTGCCTACCCCCGGCTGCGGATCGTCGCTGCCATTTGGCAGTGACGGCGCCGCATCCTCCGCCACGGCCCGGTCGCCGGCCAATACCGATGCCAGCGTGACCGGGCCGGCGGCGGTGTAAATCAGCGTCCCGTCGCCGCCCTCGACCGGGTCGAGCCCGAGCGTGTCCCGGGCTTCATTGAGGGTATAGGCGCCGTTGCGCAGATAGGTGTCGAGCACCTTGGCCTGCGCCTCGGGATCGAGCGGCTGTTCCTCGACCCAGCCGAATTCCACGTCGTCGGCGCCCTGAATCCGCAGACAGGTATCGACGAGGCGCTTGACATAGCGCTTCAGCGGCGCCAGCCCCTCGCTCAGCGCCGCCTCCTGCGCGGTCTCGGCCGTCGCCCGGTTGACCTGGCGGGTGAAGGCGGTCGGCGGCAGCGAGAAGGCGTAGCAGACGACGCGCGCGAACCATTCGTCCTGCTCGTCCTTGACGGGCGGCTCCTTGAACGCCTGGTACTTCGCCCCCGCCGGCGCCCAGACCAGCCGCGTGCGCGCCGCGGTGTTGCCGGCGAGCACGCTGTCGAACCATTCCTGGAACTGGCGGATCTGCTCCGGGTTCCAGCCGTCCGGGGCCGACAGG